CCACTAACAAAGAGTGATCGCCCTCATACTTTGCACCATGCCAACAGGAATAGAAAGCACACAATCAATTTGATTAAAACTATTTTGTGACTGTGTTAAAACAATGTGATTAGGTTTTGCATCAGGCAACAAAATACCTATAGAAGTAACAACACATGGTTCAGAATCAATTTCATCTAACTCAATCCAATTAGATGTATCTGCGTGTGCGTCATGCCAAATTACTTCTACGATCGTCATCATTACCAGTTCTCCTTTTTGCGATCAACAAAAAATACAGGTGCTTGAATCGTAATGTTTTTTTCAGGTGTTACTAAAGCCAACGCTTGCTGTGGCTGCTCGTAACCAAAACCCATCAACAATGCGTACTCATCAAAACCTTTCATCGTTCCATTAACAACCATCTTGGGTGTAGAAATGTATTGATGCCAGTGACCGAGCCACATTGTTTGAAACGATTTTCCTGTTGCTAGATAGCGTGCTTCTTTTCGTGATCGCATACGCATAATCGGTGAGTAGATTCCACCCCAACCTGAACCACCTGACACTTGATCGCCATGTGTAATGAGATGTCCGTGCTGATAAATGTTTATTAACGCATCAGCAGATTCAGGGATACTAAATGTCACCCGTTTATCTTTTGTAAAATGACGTTCAATCATTTTTGCTATCAGCCAATCAAAGTTCGTTCTGACACGCTGCTTCATACGAGGCTTGCGTGTAGTACGGCCGTGATTACCTACCACAGAAACCACATGACATTTCTTAAACTCATCTGTTAATAGTTGGATTGCAGCTGCTACTTGTTCAGACCAAAACAATAATGAACCGATCATCGTGTCCTCGTTAGTAAGTGCTAATTCTTCGTGGATGTCTCCCGTAAAAATGTCTCCACCTAAAATGATTACAACACCATCATAAGAAACACCAGACAAATAATGGCGTGCCATCTTGATTACATTCTGTGTCCAACGCTCTAAACGCATCACAGCAATCTCACGGTTGTAAGCGTTTAAACCTTCCATCTCATCAGGGTTGACCACTTCATCAAAGTGTGTATCCGACAACATGACAACAAGAGTGCCTGCACTGCTTTTAGGTTTTACAGGTGCAAGCCACAACGGCGGCTGTATCGCTGTACCCTCAGCCATATCAACCACAGATAAAGTGCGTTCTAGTTCCTCAACCTTTGTAAGTAGTCGTGCGTTCTGGTTCGCTAACTGATCTCGTTGCTTGCGTACACGAACAACATCAACATCAATCTCTGTAACTTTGGCTTGCTCTATCTCATCACGCAATGCCATTAGCCAAATCCTTTCGGAAACGAGAAACAGTTGAATGACTTAACTTGTCTCCACGCTGTGCCAACACATTACGAATGACCATCGTTTGAATAGTGGTATCTAGTAACGCTTGCAAAAGATCATCACGATCTTCAGAACTCATCTCATCAAGAATTATTTGTATGCGTGGCTTACCACCAGCACTCTTAGGTTTCTCAGTTTGGATTTGCTCCAACAGTTTTCCCATAGCCACCTTCTCTGTGTCCGTCAATATGTAATTCCAACCTATCACCAACCCTGTCCACGCTTTTGTGCAACATCCTTAACTGTGCCTGAACAACTGCGTGATCGGTTCTGTTCTCTACTCGTGTGCTTAATGTTTCCTTCTTAAAGGATTGCATAAAACCGACAACAATGCCACCAACAGTTGTAATTAAAGCAACCAAAATAGCAGCTAACCCCATGTCCATTTATGCCTCAATGACTACAGCAGTAGGAGGATTAGCAACAAAAACTGCTTTCACCTGTTCAGATGATTTCTTTCCATCTACTTCCGTGTGAAACCAGTCTCCCGTAGGCGCACCGTGAACAGTTGGCTTCGTATATTTTTGCCATGCCATATCACGATCACACTTGGCAGCCCTACCGTGAGGCGCAGGAAAGTAATCAATGATCATTTCTATACCTAACTCATCGGCGTGCTTCACTAAATAATCCATTGCCTCTGTCGCATACTTGCGACCACCCTTAGCAACACCACGCTTACCATCACCCATATTGCGCCACGAAATATCGCACGCCCTACCAGTTGCGTGAACCGAAAGTGATTCTTTGCCACGCATATTTCTTACACCGAATGAACCATTGTTCCAGAGCGCAGGACTGTAAGCCTTAAACAATTCTTTCATTAACGCAGTTAGTTGTGGATGTTCACCTGCAGCTGCACCATCTTTGTTGCCTGTGTAAACACGCTTCATTTAACAGCAGCTCTTTTGCTTGCGATCTTTTTTGGTGTAGCACCAAACGCTGCATCAATTTCATCTTTGGAAAGTGTGCCATCAATAGATGCTTTAGCAAGTGATTCAACAACTTTGAACACCGATACAGCACCAGCGATACACGCAGACTTCCACACCTCTAAATCTGGTGCGATAACAGCAGCACCAGTAATAACACCTAGAGCATTAGTGAGAAACAAGGCAACAATTCTGCCTCCAATATCTTGAACCTTTTTCATTGATCATCGCCTTTCTTTAGAAATGTTGCAAACGAATGTACCACTACCGTTAAACAAGTTATGTATAACGCCTGTCGCAAAGTAGTTCCCGAAAGAGTAAGCAGCACTAATCCTGTGCCAGCCCATACCCAAACATTTTCTACAAGATAGTTTTTCATACACGATTGCGCCTGACTACTGGTGATGGCATTGCCACAAGGATTGTAGTACCCACAATGATTGTGCGTCTAACAGCCACAGACACATTGGAATCAACAGGCACATAATCATTAAAGCCTTCACCACCAAAGATATTGATCTGATTTTCAAACGCTTCTTTTACTTCTGTTGGTGCATCTTGTACGGCTGCAACAATGTCTATCTGCTGTTCAACTGTTAAAGCACTTTCATCTACAGCATCAAAAAGTTGTTCTGCTTGCTCACCAGAAATAACTGCCAACACTTCAGAACTAGAAACAACTTGCACAGCCTGCTCGCTCGTGACTTCTGTAGTGAGCAATGTAGTCACAATGGCTGTTACCTCATCAGGTAACGCACCTTTCAGATCGTCTAAGACAGCCTCAAACTCTGCGTCAGACAAAGCAGGCAACAGTGGCGTATCAGCAGGGAAAGTTGTGGAAGGTAGGTTTACCGTGTCAGGCGTTTCTGTGGCGTTAGGAAGGCTCACAGGAGGCTCTACGAGCGTGTCAGGAATGGTGTCTGGTATGACAAACGGTAGCGTATAAGTTGGCTGAACAGTAGTGTTTGGCAAAGCTGCTACTACTTCAATGGGAGGTTCAGGAAATGTCGTTGGTGGTTCTAGCAGGATTGTGGTTGTTGGATACTCCACTAAAAGCATCGTTGCAGGTGTTGTTAATTGGCTGGTGGGCAAAGTCGTTTCTAAAATCGCAGCCACGCTTGTAGTTGTTTGAAGTGTCGTAGTAGTCAAGTTTGGTGTTACAGGCACAGTCGTGGAGGGTGCAATAGTAGAAGTGGTCGTTGTCGTTGTCGTGGATGTTGTTGTCGTTTCCCATGTTGTTGTTGTCTCCTGAATAGTTGTAGTTGTATTTAGAACGGTTGTAGTGGTATCCGTTGGAATACCTGTAGTTGTAAATGCTTCATCAGGCACAATCTGAAATCCCTGATCGTTGATATTCCAAGCCAACATTAAACAAGTGCTACCACCATTTTCGTACATCCACAAATCAAGTGACTGACTCCCTGCACTAATGTCTATCTGTCCTGACTCCATCCAAGAGCAGCCCTGATCAGACCAGTTGCCCCACTCATTACCATCAATGTTAATTGTGCCACCGTCATCAGAAGCCAACCAAAACTCAATCGTGTTGTGTTCGGGGATTGTAATAAACCCTGTCATATGCACCATAAACAAATCGTTAGTGCAATCTAAAAATGGTTCACCGTCATACGAACGGTTAATATTGTTTTCCACTTCACTACCACATTCGGTATAGATGTTGTCTGCCCGTGTAGGTGGTACAGAGTCAATCGTGTAGTAGGTGGTTTGTAGTCCTGCTATCGGTTCAGCGTTAGCAGAAGGTGCGAACAACGCCAAGATTGCTACAGGCGCAAAAATAAACCAACTACTAGACCTCATCTCGTTTGCCTATCGTGCGCCGAACATCGTGCATACCTTGCAGCCCATACACAGAGTCATTTTCGGGATTCATAGTCACGATATTAGCCAAGTCATGTAAGTAAGGTTCAATGTTTAAGAACTCATAGATGCGATTCATTTCGCTTTGGGTGTTGCTAATC